TCGCGCCCCTACCGGTCGAGCCTCATGATTGTGCAGGCCGGGGGGCGTGTCTAGGCTGGCCCGCGTTGCCCTTGCCGAGACCGCCAGTGCGCCGTTCGTAAGCAGGCTTCCCTAGCTCCGCTGAGGTGCGCTGCAGCAAATCACAAATGGAGTCGCACCTGTGTCGCGGTGATTGCAGTCGCATGCTGGTGCCGGCGCACACGATCCGGGATGCAAGCAGGGCACCGTCGCGCTCGCGCAATATCGCGACGGATACGGGCCGTTCCCGCCGGGGTTCAAGCTGGTGCCGTTCGGCGACGCCGCGGCGCTAGAGTCTCCGAACACTCCTCACACGGCTACGTTACTAGCCTGCCCGGCCCCAGGCGGGATCAGTGCTGCTGGCGCCGACGAAAAACGCGTGCAGCGATTGGAGCGTCGGCAGCCGCAATTGAACGCGACAAAGAGCCATAATCACAGCACTTGTCCAAAGACCGCATCCGAAAAGCACTGGGGAAGCACTCAGGCCGGCACGACATCGCCTGCTGGTAGTTCGACACGGCCAAGCACGCGCAGCAGTACTCCGATGCGCTCGTGCGGCCGCATGCCGTCGTAGAGCGCCAGCTCGCCAGTGAAAATACCACGAGTAATGCGCACTGGGTCGCCATGCTTCAAGGCCGGCGCCAGTGCTAGCACGACCACACCATCTCGTTCGCGCTGCCGCAAGGCGTTGATCACGTCCTCACCGACGCAGGTGGGCTCGCCAGCTCTGCGGTGGGCGACGAGCCTCACGACACCGACGCTCCACCTGGCGCGATACCATTGCGCAGCTCGGGCGATGAACAGATAGCTTGGAAACAGCACCTTGATCGAGCGGCCAGCGCGAACCTTGGGAAGATAAATCTGGTACCCGGCTAACTGCAGAAACCGGGCAGCCACGTCCTCACGCCGGCACTCGGTCTGGGCGACCCACCAGCTCATCGGCGCACGCATCAGGCCTTCTATGCGCCCCGAGCAGCAGCCATCGCCGCGAGAGCGCGGATGGTCTGCTTGCGGCGACGGTATTCCGCTGTCCATTGCTTGACGAGCGCGAACGGAATATCGGCCCAAGCGTAGTGGGCTCGCCGCGCGGCCGCACCATGCAACCAACCGCCGGAACCGAGACAATGAGCGAAGCCGCGCCTTTGGGCCCGATCGAAGTCACGCCGCCACTCCGCCAGCAATTCCGCTTCCTCTTCAGGGCCGAGAATGCCGCCGACGACGTACAGCGAGCTCCGCTCGCGATCGTAACCCGGATAGTCGAGCCCGTGCGGCTCGAAGCACCACCAAGCCCACGGGCGCCGGCCAGGGCTGGTCGGAAGCGGGAAATTCTCGCGAACCCTTTCCCACGCCGCGCGCGCTTCCTCCGCATTCGCGAAGAACCGCTCGCGGCCAGGACCCGGCGGACCCAACCAGAGCTCCAATTCTGCGTCGGGCGATAGCCAACCGCGACGCGAACGGCTAATGACTCGCCTATTCGTTGCCATGTCGCTTCCACTTCGGCGGACCAGACGGACGGCCCGGGCCTGGCCGGACTGCTTCAAGATTAATGCCCAGCCGCTGCAACGTTCGAACCAAAAAGGACCTAGCCGCGAGTTCGCCCTTTAAGCCGGGATGCTCGCGTGGGCCATTGCGGCCATGGATGATCTCGCCATCTGCATCGATCTCGGCCCGCAGCCGTTCCGCGCGATCAGCGGCGAACGCGGCTTGCTCCAGTAGCGCATGTCCGCCTGCGTCCGATATGTCGTATTCGGTCATGATGGCTCGCCAAAGGTTGGTGCCAGCAGGGCCAAGATTGGTTGGCGGGTCAGCCATAGCCGATGGCGATGACTGGACGATCGACATCGATGGATTCGAGCGGCTAGTCATGGAAGTTTGCTCCCAATGTTTGATGCCATATTTGTATCATGAAAAAATTCTCGCAATCTTTTAGCTCATAATGTCTTTCTTGATAGCACAAAAATGCGAGCCTGGCGGCGCCGCGAATATCGCCGCTGCGGCACAAAAAGATTCCCCCCCGGGGGGGTGCCTTCGAAAGTCTTCAAACCATGCCATGGTCGAGCAAGAAGCCCAGTCCGGGACCCCCGTGCTCTACCTTGCGTCAGTTACGCGGCGAGTTTTGCGTTGAATTCTAACTCCTCAGCGGTGATTACAGAGCGTTCACGCCGAGATCGAGCGGCGCATCTGCATGCCCCTCTCCTTTATTTCAGTTGCCCAAGTAAGCGAACGCTTCCCACGTCATCACGGCCCTCCAGCGCCTTTACGCCACCAACAGCAAAGAGTGCGACGGCTCTCAGAAGCTCGGCCAGCTGCTTAGCGGCTCCGGCATCAAAGCGGCAATAAGCGCCGTGGGAACAGCTGGCGATCTGACGGAAGACCTTCTCGACTGCGCGATCACGGCCCTCTTGGAACATGAAGATCGGAACGCCAAGACAGCCGAGCGCACCGGCCTCGGGAACGAGAGCATCGGGGTTTTCCTCCATGGCATCGCCAACGAAGACCAAGGCGGCGACTTTGAGGAGCTGCGTCTCCTTTTTGGCATGGGCGAGGACTTTGCCGATCTGGGTCTGCCCGGCGTGACACACAATGCGCGTCATTAGCCGGAGCAGCTCGTCGGGGTGGGACGTCCAGCGGGATGCTTTGCATTCAGCGAGGCCGCGGTAGTAGAGCAGCTGGATGTTCAAGGAGCCAATTCCGCCGACCTCCCGGAACATTTCGGCCTGCAAATGACACGCGGAATCCCACGTCGGTTGACGGCTTGCTGTGGCGTCGAGGGCGAAAATCAGCCGACCGGTAGCCACAGAGCGCTGTTGCCGGATGTTGGCAAGAAAGGCGCTGACATCAGCAGAAGTAGCGATGGCATCAGTGGAATTTTGCGTTTTCATAGGTTCGTTGTTAGTCATGTCCGAGGTCCTCCGTGGTGGGGGTTGGTGGGCTTTGACGGGGTGTTTCAGCTACCTACGCGTGACTCGCATGGGGAGATTGCGAAATATCTGGAGCTGCAGGAGACCCCCCGACAAACCCCACCAACCCCCACCACTAAACCTCCACGAGTCGGAAGCAGGCGCGGTGCTGCCTACCCTGTCCCTTGATCAGTCGATATCGGTGTACTGCTCCGTCTTTGTCGGTGATGCGGACAATGCGTCCGCTGATCTTGTGCAGCCACCATCCCAAGCGTTCTGCCGACACGGTATCTGGGGCGTCTTTGGCAGGCGCTACGCGCAGCAGGAACTGCTTGAAGGCTTGCGGGCTGTAGTCGTTGGGCGTGCGCGGAGGGCAGGCGGCTTCGATGATCTGGACGGTCGTATAGGCAGTCCTGAGATCGAGTTCGTAGCCGATCCATAGCTCGAAGAATTCACGGATATTGCTGAGCTCGTAATCCTCCTCGCGGAGGTCGTCCATGCTTTTGATCGGGTCCGGTTCACCGAGCCAGACCAGCGGGCTGCGGACCATGTTCGACCATGCTCCATAGCTTCCGAGTGGTCCGCATACCCGAGGGGTCCCGGCGGTGAAGTAGGCGCGCACGATGGTCAGCGCAGCGGCCACGTAAGCCCCGCGATTGGCGGTCGCAGTTTCCAATGCATCGCATTTAAAGCTGCGTAGTTCCGGGCGCTCGTCCAAGGCCTCGAGCTTACACACGAGCCCGCGGCGGACCATGTCGCCCTTGAACGTGATGTTGTTGCCAGTAGCGAACAGGGCGGTGTGGCATTCGCAGTCAGGCATTTCGCTGCGGCCGAGAATGCGGATCTTGACCACTGGCCGTTCGGTAACCTGGCAGAGCAGCTCGCCACCGAGATCGTGAGTGCAGTTATCGAGCGAGACGACTGGCACGCCATTCAGCAGTACGGATCCCAGGCGCTTCTCGGTTTCTTCTGCGTTTTTCGAGGCCGTGATCACCGGGCAAAGGCGGCCGTTGGCGACCACGGCGATGATGTCGACCAGGTAGCTTTTGCCGGTACCGGGGGTGTCGGCGACCACAAGATAGACCGGCGCTGTCGGGAGTGATCCGCGCAGCAGGGCCGTAAGTAACCCCGAGAGCGCGACCGAGCAGTCGAGTTCCTTTCGGCGAAAAGAGAATTCCGCAAACAAGCTCTTTAACGTCTTGAGCGCCGCCTCGGCTTGCTCCAGCGTTGGGCGTTCCGGGATTGGCGGCAACGGCAGCCCCGGCAACAAGTACAGTTCGGTTCGCAGATCGTATCCGGGCGCAGCAAGCAACGACCCGTCGCAGCGCAAGGTCGGCGTGGTGATGATGCCGCTGACGCGCGGGAACACCCACCGCCGGTCGCGCGACAGCACCATGCGCACGAGCTGTAGCGGCGGGTCGACATCGGTCCAGGCGTTTTGCCGAGTATTGAAGCGCTGAAAGATCGCGGCTTCGGCGACCGGCTCGATGAAGGAATCGACGATGAAGGGACTCAATCGTGCCATGACGGTCTTGCGTCCATCGGATGCCGTCATGGTCTCAGCCACCGGGTACACCAGGATTCCGGCGCGCGAGAAGATCGCCGTGCCGGCCGACAGCAGCGCGCGCTCGGTCTCCGCGACGGCGCGCGGCAGCTGGCCTTTCACAAGCCGGATGGTCGGCAGGACATGCGTCGGGCTGGGTGTTGCGCCGGGCTGCGGGGCGGGTGCTGCCCCAGGCGCCGGTGCGGATCCGCCGGCGGGAGCGGCCACGCTTGCTGTCGAGGTGGCGGCACCTCCGCCGATCGATGCTGCAGGCACGGCCTTAGCATAGGACCGTTCCACCTCCTTGCGCAGCCGCTTCTGATACTTGGCGCCAATCCCGTTGGGGTACCGCTCGAACAGCTCGATGATGGCTTCGACGCTCCAGTTGCGTCGCCTGAGTTGATTGATCACAGACTGAAACAGCGCTGAGCGGCTTTTATCGTTCTTCTTGCCGACGCCGCCATCGCGAATGTCTTTGAGCAGGTCCTCCGGCAGGGGGGCTTCGTCGACGGGGCCCGAAGGCGCCGCTGCCGCTGCGGTGGCCGATGATGCAGCGGCCGGCTGGAATGCCTCGAGCAGCTCGTCTGGATCCCACAGCCGCCCGGTCTGCTCGAAGATGCGGGTCGGCTCGATGGTGATGCGGCCGCGCGCCTGCTTGGCAGCTGAAGGATAATTCGGTGTGCCGGCGACGCGATAGCACTGGGTGATGACGCCAGTATCATGATCCGTGTCGGTAGCGGCGCGAATGGCATCGCCGATGATCTTGGCCTGGTCCGCCGGAACGGCGCGCGTAAACAGATACCAGTAGTGAAAATTCCCAGGCGACGTTTCGATCACCAGGCTCGGCCGCACCGTGATGCTGCCGCCCTTGCCTTTGTCGGCATCGCCGTCGGCGACCAATCCGAACACCCAGGCCGTATCGGCGAGCGTGCCACGCTGGTTGCCGCGCAGGCCGGCCCGCACAGTACGCGCCTCGATATAGACGTTATGCCCGGCCGCGGCGTCACCGATCGCGGTGTTGACCATGAGCTCGACGTCATCGAGCAGGAAGCGACTGGGGACGACGCTCTCATCAATCGGGCTGATGCGACAGATCTGCAGAACACCGGGCGGACCGGCGCCGTTGATCGCCAGCTTCACGTGCTCGCTGATGATCTCGAAGAACTGGCGGACGGTCACCTCGTCAACGGGGCTGCTCATGTGATTTTCCCACCGAGCTTGTAGAACAGACTGTGCAAGTACTTGTGCTGCTTCTCGGTCGGCTCACGACCGAATGCGGTGCGGCTGGCCATGTCGTCGACAAAGTCGTGATGCCTGGCGTCGAGCCGATCTTTGTGATGCTGCAGGAACAACGCGATGGCCTCCCAGGCAGGCTTGCCGTCAGTGTTCTGGAAGTCGTGGGCGCCGTGCATCCTGTTCTCGGCATCCTGTATGCCTGCAGCGTAGGCATCGGAGATCGCCTTCTGCATGTCCGCCTGGGTGACGGCTTTGCCGCCGCCGTCGAGAATCTTCTCGAAGCCGCTGGCGAGCCCGTCCAAGTCAGTTCCCAGTGCTTGCAATAAGCGCTTGAGACCGAACACGGCAGCAGCAATCTCGCCGGGCTCGGTCGAAGAATTCATAAGCCGAAGCGCGCAGGCGATCTTCTCCTCGCGCGTTGTCTTATGCTTTGGCGTCATCGCCAGCACCTCTCGGTGTGCGGGCACATGCGGCAATGCCAATTGCCTGGGCCGTCGTAAGCACGCTCCAGCAATTCACCGGCGCGAGTTGCGGCGATGATGTTGGCGACACGGTCGCTCCAGAGCTGCGCGCGCTCGGCGTTGAACGGCACCCAGAAGTGCAACTGCTCGCAATTGTCGACGTTTATGGCGCTAAACAGCGCCGCATTGGTCAAGTTGAGATAGGCCTGATAGAGCGCCA